CAGGTGGCTCAGGCGGCGGTGGCGGTGGTGGTGCAGGTAGCGCCGGTAACCAATTAGCCGAAGAAGCCAAACGGATCCATGAGCAAATTCAACAGAACTATCTCGAGATGTTCGGCAAGCAGAGCGAGTTAGTTGAGCTTCAGTATAAAAAGGAACTGGAAGAACTAAATAAGTCCAAGGACGCTAACGAACACTACCAGGAAGACCTGACGAGTCTTCAGGCTATTTACGCTGAAAAGCGTATCCAGGCCGAACACGAAGAGCAAGAAGCAATTCGTGAAGTGTGGAATAAAGTCCGGGATATGGCCAAGGATTTTAACTTCTCGATTAGTACGAAGGACTCGACAGGTAGTGCTTCACCGCTTACACAGCTCGAAAAAGACCACGAAGAAGCGGTAAACAGTATTACGGATAAGTGGCAAGGCTTCTCTGATGAATATATCAAGATGACCAAGCAACAACAGGCTGAATATAAAGCGGCTCTTGACGCTAACGGCATTGCGTATGAAATCGTCGGGAAGAATGAAATTACATTCGAGGCCGAGAAGAATAAAGAACTCCTTGCACAGGAACAGGAATATCTGTTAAAACGTAACGACCTGTACCGACAGATGTCCGAAGAGAAGTGGGCTATTGATGAAGCCTTACGGACACAAAACTTTGCGTCTCTACAGCAAGCCTTGACTGACGAATACGTCATGACTCAAGACAATTACAACCTCCGTAAAGAAATGTTGGACGAATATCAGCAGGCTGTGATGGATTCATACTTCAACACACAAGAAATGTGGATGGGGGCCATGATGTCCGGGATTGACGCACTTCAAGAGGGGTTATCCGGACTTCTTCAAGGAACGACAAGCCTGGGTAAAGCGTTTGAGAATATCGGCAAGGCCCTTATCAAATCTCTGGCCGATTATGTTGCCAATTGGGCGGCGGCAAGGCTTAAACAAGCCATTCTCGGGAAGACACTTCAACAGCAAGAAACGGCTGCAAGCGTCGCAGCAGCCAACGCTCAAATACCGCCTTGGACAACACTTGCGCAGCAGGTGGCAATGGCAACTGGTGGCGTGTCGGCAACAACGGGTATGGCGGCATGGACGGCACAGTCCGCAATCGGTGCGGCCGCAGGACTTGCCATGCAGGCTAAAAACACGCTTATGGGAAGCGCTCCGAATTTACACATGGCAAGTGGTGGCGTGGCAGTAGGACGTACATACGCAGAAATTGGCGAGGGTAAATACCCCGAAGCGGTCATCCCGTTATCGACGCAGACATATGATGAAATGGGCGCAGGCATCGCACGGGCAAACGGTGGTGCGGCCGGTGGCATAACGTTGAATGTATCGGCTCTTGATGCCGAGTCCTTCGGCAATTGGCTTGAATCGAAAGGCGGCAGAGTATTGCGTCAGTTTACCGTTAACCAAGACCGTGAATTTATTGGTACGTCGGGAGTGTGGTAACCATGGAAAAATTGAAGAAATTCCCTCGTATTAAGTCGCTTGCGTGGAAGTCGTCTAAAATGCAGCACTGGGATACAAAATCCAAACGTAGCGGATCCGGAAGGGTACGAACCATGACGACGTGGCGGTATCCGCAGTACACGATTACGACGGAATTCGCATACCTCAAACCTGAAGAGTACAAAAAAATGATGGGCTTTGTGTCGCAAATCCAAGGCGGCACAGAGCCTTTCTTGTGGCTCGACCCTGAAGATAACGAAGAAAAAGGTATTATCCTAGGAAAGGGTAGTCAAGGCGAATGGCAAGCAGTGAGGCGTTTTGGCGATTATACAGAACCTGTTGCATACGTTGATAATGTAAAGCTCTATGCTGACGGTGTTCCTGTTGAGAACGTGACTGTAGACGGTGGCACGATTCGGACTAGTGATGCCGTATCGCCTGACGCTGTCATCACGGCCGATTACACGTACTATTGGAAGGTGCTGCTTAGTGGTGACTTTACGGCAGAGCTTGAATATAAAGACGTTTACAAATCAAAATCCTTTAAGTTGGTGACCGTGCAATGAAACAGGCAGGAGAAGCATTAACTCAACACTTAAATACGGCAAAGTCGTTCCGCAGTTGCGACTTGTATGCCCTTCGACTTCAAAGCGGCATGGCGTATTACTGGACGGATACGGACTCAAACGTAAGTCACGGTGGACATGTCTACCGTGCAGACGGGCCTGTCATTACTCGTAACAAGACCTCGACACATTCCGATGTGGCGGTTGATAAGCTTTCCGTTTCGGTATCGTGTGATAAGTACGACCAAATAGGCGGCGTGCCGATATTGGCAGTCGCTCATAACGGCGGATTGGATGGAGCTACCATGAAGCTAAAACGTGCGTTCTTTAAGCAAGATGGAACGCTGATTGACGCTGTGGATATCTTCACCGGAACAGTCGAGGTAAAACAAGGCGGAGGTTTCACGATAACGCTTGATGTAAAGTCTGTCGTACAGAAGTTAAATACAGAGTTTCCTAGTAAGCGGTACTATCCACAATGCCCTTATTGCGTGTATTCCAAGGAGTGCGGTGTCGACATTAAAAAGTACCGTAAGCGAATGAAAGTAACGGCACTTACAGGCGTGAACACTGTCGGAATAGACGTGCCGTTTGAAGACGGTTATTACAATGCAGGCGGTATCGAATGGGTATCAGGTCCCCTTGCAGGACAATCGACTCAGATAATGAGCAGCTCGAACGGTACCGTTATGTACATGAGTCCGAGTGATACGCAAGCGGCCGTTGGAAGCGAAGCTTATATTTATCCCGGTTGCGATAAAACGCCTGAAACGTGCAAGAAGAAGTTCGATAATTTCGCGCGAAATAGAGCCACTCCGTATGTTCCGTTGAAGGAGACGATACGATGAGAAAGACTACAGGGCAAAAAATCGCAAACGCAGCTCTTGAGTGGCTCGGTACTCCGTACGTTAATAACGCCATGGCCAAAGGTCACGGAGTCGATTGTGCATACCTTCTTGTTGCGTCACTTGTCGGATCGGGTTTGATAGCAAAAGGCAAGTTACAGATAGAAAACTACTCGAACGAATGGCATTTACATCGTTCTGAAGAAAAATATTTAAAGTACATACAGCAAGTCGCCGACGAAGTTCAGGGAGAACCTCAAATCGGCGACTTTTTGCTATATCAATACGGGCGGTGTGTAAGTCATGGGGCAGTATATATCGGCAATGACAAAGTTATTCACGCCTTCGTTGACATTGGCGTTATTATCTCGAATGTCGACGATATTCTGTTTTACGATAATCGAGGGAAATCAAGGCTCCGTGCCGTGTATCGCTTCAATCCGAAGAAAGGGGGCGCAGCTTAATGGGTTTTCTGTTTAAGAAAAACAATACAACGAATCGAGCCGATATTATCGGCGATTTCCAAATAAATAGTGCGTCATACGGCGAAACGGTACCTGAAGTCCTTGGGACAACCAGGGTATCGGGCAATATCATCTATTGGGATGATTTTACGGCACACGAACATAAGCACACAAGCCGCACCGGTAAAGGCGGCGGCTCAAAGCATACGGAAATAGACTATACGTATACCGTAGCCGCAGCCATTGCTTTATGTGAAGGGCCTATACAAGGTATCGGTAAGGTGTGGAAGGATAAGGAAGTCTACGAGTACCCTCAAGCCGACATCCAATTATCCCTTTATAAAGGCGAATACGGGCAAGAGCCGTGGCCGTACGTTACTAGCAAGCACCCTGAAAAGGCACTGCCGTACAGCGGATTAGCGTATATGGCAGGCGTTGTCGACCTCGGCAATCGTGGCAGCCTTCCGACGTATAATTTTGAAGTTAAAGGAAAACTTCTCGAGACAGGCGACGGGATCGACGTGAATCCGGCTGATTATATTCTGTATGTGCTGAAAGCGGCAGGGATTGAAGATGTCAAAATCGAGGGGATTGAGAACTTCCGTAAGTACTGTGCAGCAGCCGATATTCTTATCTCGACACCGACTGACGAATCGGCGAAAAAGGCACAGCAAATCATTAACGATATCGCTGAAATCACCAATTGTTACCTTTTCTGGTCCGATGACCGGCTGAAGATTGTACCCTTGGCCGACAAAGCGGTCGGAGATTGGAATCCTAAAAAAGAAATCCAATACAACCTTACGGCCGACGACCTTATTCCTGGCAGTGACGGGCAACTCGTTATCTATAAGCGTAAAGACAGCTCGGAGACGTATAACCAAGCTACTGTTGAATTTATCAATCGTGCCAACGGGTACGAAAAAGAAACGGTGTCCTTCGAAGTGGTAGCTGACGTTCAGAAGAACGGTATGAAGCCTGCAAGCAAAAAGACTGCACACTACTTATATACGAAAAAGAGAGCGCAGTATTACGCTGAACAATTAGCTATGAAGCGGCTGTATAGCAAGAATCAGTACACGTTTCATCTTGACTGGGCCTTTTGTAGATTAGAGCCTGGAGACCTTGTAACTCTTACCGATGAATTATGTCAACTCGACAGGCAAGTCGTTGTTATTACGGCTGTTAACGAAGCGGCTGACGGTGAGCTTGAAATCACAGCAGAAGGCAAGCCGCCTGGTACATACGCACCGGCACGGTACGACGTACATGAGAACGAACGGCCGTTTACGGACTATAATGTTCCGGCTCCGGCTATTAACCATTATTCCATTGTACAGACACCTGGAGATGTATCAGGAAACGAGCTGCTATTAGGTGTAACGGCTCCGTCGGGATGGGGTGGCTGTACGGTGTGGGTATCAGACACAGGCGACTCATATAAAGAAGCCGGTAAGATTACGGCACAGGCACGTATTGGACGATTGGCTGCAGCCATGACAGCCGAATCAACAAGCTGCATAGTCGAACTATTCTCAGGTGAGCTTCGAGGCGGATCGGCTATCGACGCTCAGCGAGGGAACACGCTCATTTGGATTGACGGCGAGTGCCTGAGTTACGAAGGTGCGACTCTTCAGCCTGACGGGCGGTATTTACTAACAGGCTTAGTGCGTGGCCAATACGCCACGACAGCTAATAACCACGCCGAAGGTTCGCAGTGCGTGCGAATCGATGAAGCACTATTTCACGCTCCGTACCGCACGGAAGATATCGGCAAGAAGATATGGATTAAGTGTGCTTCGGTGAATATGTTCGGGTCCAATGAGCAGGACCTTTCCGAAGTGCAGGCCATTGAGTATACGATACAGCCGTATTACATTCCTGAAGTTCGAGACCTTGCCGTATATACGAAATATTACGACTTAGGCGACGGCGTTTCGTCTTTTGATGTTATCGCAACCTTTGCACCGCCTCAAATTACAAGCTTCGATACAGCCGAAGGGTGGTATAAAGAAGGCTCAGGTGACTGGAAATATGGCGGTAACGGTGACGGCCAAATCGTCGTCAGTGGGTGTGAGCTTGGTCATACGTATGACATTCGAATCAGGGTTAAAGACCGACACGGTAACTATTCACAAGGCCTTATTAAGAGGTTTACTGTCGAAATGAAATCAGAAGTCCCGAATACACCACAAGGCTTTGCCGTTACCTTCGGAAATGCGGCCACATTTAATTGGCTCGAGGTGCGAAACGCCGATATTGACTTCTATGAGATTCGACATGACTTGAATCCGGGTCAAGAGGTCGGCCGTATCGGTAAAAGCACGAATACGACATACGTCGGAACACTGATGGAACGAAGCGGGCGAGTGTACTTGTACGCTCACAATCCGATGAAGGGATACAGCGCTCCGGCTATGCTTGAGTATAGTGTTAAAGCACCGAAAGTACCGACGCATATAACGGCTAAAGGCGGCATGTCGGGAATCGGCGTTACGTTTGACCCTGTTCCGCTTGGTTGCCGAGGGGCCAACGTATATGTCGACGATGCGGTTTACTTCACTCCGACTAATTCGTTCTCTCTGATTCTTACGCCTGGCATCTACCGAGTACGAGTTGCTTATACGGATATCTTCGGAGAAGGCGAAAAGAGCGGTGAACAGCTTGCCACAGTGAAGCTCGAGATAGATAAGTCAATCATCAGTCGTGAAGCACTAGGCCTGGATGAAATAGACCGGGCGATTGCCAAGATTGAGGGTGATGTTGGGGTTGTGAAGTCAGAAGTAACCGGAACGTCGACTCGTATTACTCAGCTCTCAAACAGCGTTGATTTACGGCTTAACAGCCTAGACGGCAAGGAGCTGATATCTCGTATTAATCTGTCACCAACAGGAACACGAATCGACGGCAAGCTGCTACATGTCACTGGCCAAGCACTCTTCGATGACAACATTGTCACTCCGAAGATGATTCAAGCCGGTGCGGTGACCGCCGACAAAATGCATGTGGAAAGCTTATCGGCTATTTCGGCGACTATCGGCACACTTCGTACTGCAACGAGTGGCGCTCGGACGGAGATACGAGACAATCTCATCGAAGTTTACGATTCTAATGATAGGCTACGAGTCAGAATGGGGGTATGGGAACCGTGGTAATCGGAATTGCTTTAGTGGTTGTAGTGGCAGCCGTTATATTGCTAAAAAATAAAAGCAAGAAACCGCCTGATACTGCACAGAAGGAAGAAAGCGTACAGACCGCAACTAAACATGGAAACAATAAAGGTGAAGCGGTAACAATCATAAACAACGGCAAAGAAACGAAAGGAACGGTGATATATATGGCAGAAGGTATGCAGGTCTTTGATGAGGACGGAAATATCGTCATTAATACGACTGACACGATATGTAATTCATTAGGATATATCAACATCGACGGAAAAACGCCGGGCGAAATTACAAACCCGCTTATTAAAAAGAACCGAACATGGGCGGCCGTGGTATTTCCTAGAAGCTCAGGAGATGAGTATATGATGTGGGAGCACTATATTAATCCTGTCATTACTATTGATGACGGCAAAATTTCGTATTCATATAAAATGGCGTGGGCCGGTTCGCCTGGGATATTATACTGGGGGTTATATTAATGGCAGAGACAGGATTGAGAGTATATACAGATGACGGCGAGATTGTAATTAATGAATCATATGTGAATTTTTGGTATGACAAGGAAAAAAGCAAAGATGAAAGCTTTGCATACGGAATAAATTGCCTGACTGCATATGGCTGCAGCCCTTCCAATGAAGGGCGCCGATACGTATTTTCAGCAGACTCTCAACAGCCTTCTGAACACGGCACGGGGCTACAAGTTATTAACGAAGTTGGCCGAGTTGTATATGACAGTAACTGGCTTCCTCTTAAAGTGCTTCACTATTCAGATAAGCCTGGATATACTATTCCGACGGATAAAGAATGTGCCATTGTACAGTGTAACGATGAATTCGTTTATTATTATGCAGTTTATGAGGATGCCGCTTGGGACGCATGGGGCGTATTAAGTGGAGTTCACTTAAGAGTAAAAGATGGGGTAGTTGTTTTTGAATCGTACAAGAACAACATCGGGGACATCGGAAGAGCGATGGTTTACGATGAGGTGCCTTGTGGACAAACGGTCTATATGGTTGTCGATGTATCTCATATAAAGTAGGTGAGCGAATGACGATATTCAACGATGAACTGCACTGCGGATCTGACTTCGTTCGGCGGTACGTTGCTGACGGCCACGACTTCACGGGAGCGACGGCGGTAATGAAGGTCCGCACAGAAAACGACATCGAGCTTGTAGCAGCCGACTGCACCGTTGACGGGGAATCCGTTACAGTGAAGATACCTGGCGAGCGTAGTCGAGAGATACCGAGACGGTACCGTGTCGGTAAGTACGACGTATTCGTAACAAAGGAAAACGACTACAGCTACAAGCTCATTATGGGCGATATGAGAATCGTATATGATGAATCAATGCATTAGAGGGGGAACAAAAAATGGAAGAAAAACAAAAAGTAGAACTCACATTACCGAATCCGCTTAACATTGCCGTACAAGTCCCGGGCTTACCGGGCAAGGACGGCAAGAGTGCTTACGAAGTAGCTGTCGAACAGGGCTTTGTTGGCACGGTTGACGAATGGCTCGAAAGCCTTCACGGGCAGAACGGCAGCAGCTCCGAGCCGGTCAGCATGAACTTTCCGACAGTATACAGAATGATGAAGGATAGAGCGATGAAGGTCGACAGCGACAGCCTGGAGGACGTTCTCAAAGCGTTGTTACGGGAAGTCATTCCCGACGGTCGCTATACCTCGTATCTTGCCGAATTCAAGCTTGTTGACGGTACGTCGGTTGCAGTCGGCGACACGGTCGTACATGTGGAAGGTCAGCCCGGATTTTATGTTGTGGACACGACGGGCAATCGTCAGATGATACCCGACAGCGGACGGCTTGACTTTGCCCTCATGCAACCTTTTGACGGCAACGAAAAGATTCTTACAATGGAGTACCCGAACAGCAGCGAAGGTACGGCCGCTTCGCTTACAATCCCGGCAGTGCAGACGGGCGGGGGCAATGAAGAGCTGTTCAACGAGAACGGCGTGAAGATTTATCGGCGTGCAGACGGTCAAGCTGTTATCGAATTTCCGGCATACGCTATGCTCGACCCGATATATAATAATCCGAATCTTGACTCGCTTCACTTCGACAGCCTGGAGCTTAACGAACTTTCGGGCGGCGGCGATGACATTACGATTACAGGCATGATGTTGCTTGCAAGATTGACGAGTAAAGCGTATTTCCCGAGAGATAAAGAAATGCCCAGGCATATTCAGTTGCCTAGTCAGTCCGAGCGGCTTAACCTCGAATTCAGGCGAAAAGGACGAGCAGAAGGGTACGCCGATGACGTGTTCAGTTGGGCGAACATCGACTGCGACGGCTCTACGTGGGACCACGGCGTAGGGGTTAGCTATGCTAAGCAAGACATACTGTAAGGAGGTTGCCGATGTGGACATGGAGTTTTGAACTTGCGGACGTATTGACGACGCTCACGATTATAAGCATTATAAGTGCGGCTGCTTATCGGCTGGTGCTATTGCCGATTCTTCAAAAACTTGATGTTGAGCGAATTCAAGATAGGACATTCTTCTCTGACAAATACGACACGTTAATTGAGACGCTTAAAGAGCTGAAAGAAGAAATTAAACTCTCAAGACAGGAGCGAATGCAACAAGCACAGCGTCATCTTCAGCTTGTCGGACGGGTTGACGTGTTAGAGGCTCGTGTAAATGATTTAAGAAACGAAATGCACGAGAAAGAGAAAAAATCATGAATATCGACAAAGTAAATGTAGCAGACTTAGTAGTCATCACAGGGTTGGTAGCAGCCCTGGTGATGGCTATTTTATTTAGTCTTAACGAGTTGGCCATGAGCATCGCTAGTGGCCTTCTAGGCTATATCGGCGGTGCCAAGACAGCTGTACACAAATCAGAAAGGAGTGATGAGCAGTGAGAGAAGTAACATTACACGAATTAAAAGCATTGGCTAAAGCGGCCTACTGGGATCTGTGGAATGGAGCGAGAAGTCTTGATCGTGATGTTAAGCTGTATATTCATTGGACGGCAGCTCGTTATAATCAGACGTTCGACGAGTATCACGTAAATATCACAGGTGACGGCAGGGTATTTGTATCAACGAATGATTTAGCTGAGGTCAAATCGGCAACGTATCGGCGCAATACCGGTAGTATCGCTATTACGCTTTGTTGCGCTTACGACGCAACGGGACCTGATAACCTCGGTCCGTACCCGCCTACAGAAGCACAAATTAATGCAGTGTCACAGGTTATATGCGTACTTGCCGATGCACTGGATCTTACGATTGACCTCGATAGGGTCATGACTCATGCCGAAGCGGCCGATAATGAAGATGGCTTGAACACACATGAAGATTACGGACCGAACAGTACCTGTGAACGGTGGGATTTGTGGGTACTCCGCAACGGCGAAGAACCCGGCACAGGTGGCAACCAGTTGCGAGGTAATGCTAACTGGTACCGTGCTTACGGGAATTTACAAAATATATAATGTATTATAAGGAGCGATAATTATGGACAAGAAACAGATTTTAAACATCTTAGCAAAAGAAGCAGCCCAGGCGGCTAAAGACCAAGCAACGGCAACATTGGCGGCGTTATCTGCTGATGATTTACGACCGCTAGTTGCAGAACAGCTTAAGACGATTACAGCACCGTTACAGGCAGAAATCGAAACGACTCAATCCGTATGGGTGAAGATTCGTAATCGAATTTATCTGCGAGTCATTAATTCTGCGATAGACAATATCATACAGACAATTCAAGACGGACTTACCGAATTGAGTAAGAAATAAGCAAAAGGCCTTCCAGTATATTCTGGGAGGCCTATTTTTTATGTAAAAATTAAGAAAACACTTGATTTTTGTAGCTACATAATATATAATATAATCAGGAGGTGAGAAAAAGATGGAACGAGCCGATTGGGAGTGGCTCATCGGATTGCTAGTATCGATAGCGCTGGCAATCTGGAGTAAGGAAAAGCCCCGAAATCGCCGAAAGCCTAGCAAGCATAAGCGGAGATAACGAGGCGGGGGAAGGG